TATACATCAGAGAGAGTATTATCGTGGGAACCTGGAAATGGTAAAATTAAATATACAAACATAAAAGATATCGATTATGACCCATCATCTCCAAACAAAAATCATATTAGTTTGACTTTATATGATAAAAATTTTGATATTAATAGCGATGCAAATTTCGGTGTTACGCCAAATTCTTCTACCTATAGATTAATCCCATCTGTGGAAGGAAGAAATGTGTTTGTTGATAACTTAGGTGTGGTATTTGACTCAGTTGAGCCAGTCGTATCAACAACGCCATCATCGATTAATATATAACCAAAAAATATAAAAAAGCGATTAATAATATTACAAAGTATATATTACTTGGATATAGATTTTTAATAAATATATGAAAAAATGTAACGGAATGTCTAATTTGGATATAGTAAAATCTTATTTAAGTGGAGAAAGACCATTTATTCAAGTGGGTTATGAGCCAAAAAAAGAAAAGAAACACAAAGATGGGTCAATATGGAAAGATAAAAACGGTAAAGAATGGATGCAAATTGGTTCTAGTAAAATAAGTAAAATTTTATATGATACCAAAGAGTCAACTAGACAACTTTGTTCTTCTTGTAAAAAGGATATTTATTGGGCAGGCAATAATTATGACGAGAAATTTTTCAACCGAACTGGTAAATGTTATGATTGCGTTATAGAAGAGGAGACTAAAATGCGTCAAAATGGTACATTTGAGACATATGAAAAAATTAAAGTTATAAACAACCAAAAAGCATTTTTAACAGAATTACAACAGAAAATAACAGAATCGGTTATTTGGTTAAAAAATAAATCTAACAAAATTGAATATATAAACGAAGATGGCACAAAAGAATTTTGGACAGATGTATCCCGTGATGAATTTTTAGAAGATGCATATAAAGATTTATCCGAAATAAACAAATCCATTATATTATGCGAGCAATCTATTTTGATGTTGGAAGATGTCGTTAAAAAAGTGGAACTTTCCAATAAAAATAGTAAATAATTAGTTAGTATGAGCAATACCCCAAAACCAAGTGTTCTTCAAACTAGAATAAAAGAGGAATATAAAAAATGTGCGTCGGACCCAATATATTTCATAAAAAATTATGTAAAAATACAACACGCAATTAGAGGGACAATTCCATTTTTATTATTTCCATTTCAGGAAAAAGCACTAAAAGATTTTCACGATAATAATTTCAATATTGTGTTGAAATCTAGACAGATGGGAATTTCAACATTGGTGTCTGCATATTCTCTTTGGTTGATGTTATTTCATAGTGATAAAAACATTCTTGTAATCTCAAGGACACAAGAAGTAGCAAAAGAAATTGTTTCTAAAGTTAGATTTGCTAACGATAGTCTTCCATCGTGGTTAAAAGTACAATGTATTGATAATAACAAATTATCATTGAAATTTAAAAATGGGTCTAGAATATTAGCCACCTCTTCTGCGGGAGACGCAGGTAGATCTTTTGCATTGTCATTGTTAATCATCGATGAAGCCGCATTCATTGATGGGATCGATGAAATTTGGACTGCTGCTTATCCAACACTATCAACTGGAGGAAGAGCAGTAATACTATCAACTCCAAATGGCGTAGGTAATTTCTTTCATAAAATGTGGAAAGATGCGGAGGCTAAAAGAAACAAGTTTAATACTATAAATTTGCCTTGGCATTTACATCCAGAAAGAGATCAAGAATGGAGAGATGAGCAAACAAGAAACTCGAAATCAGCAAAAGAAGCCTCTCAGGAATATGATTGTGACTTTCTTACCTCAGGTAATACTGTCATAGATTTATCTATTATTGATTGGTATAACAAAAACTCAATGAAAGAACCCCTAGATAGAGTAGAGGCGGACCATTCGTTGTGGATTTGGGAGTATCCCAACTATTCAGATAAACGAAGTTATATCGTTTCCGCCGACGTAGCTAGAGGAGATAGTACCGATTATTCCTCATTCGAAGTTTTAGATGCGGTTTCATTAAATCAATGTGCGGAGTATAAAGGTCAAATCGATCCCACTTCTTTTGGTCATCTTCTGGTCAATACCGCCGGAAAATATAATAATGCTTTATTGATAATTGAGAATACAGGAATAGGATTTTCGGTGGTGCAACCCGTTCTTGATAGTGGATATCCAAACACATTTTATAGCGATAAAGACTTGAAATATGTTGAGTTACATAAACAAATAATAACCAAATTTTACGCACAAGAAAGAAAAATGGTTCCTGGGTTTTCAAACACGATGTCAACTAGGCCGGTTCTTATTGCTAGATTACAACAATATTTTAAAGAAAAAGCCATCCATATATATTCAAATAGATTGTTGGCGGAATTAGAAACATTTATTTGGGATAAAGGTAAAGCCCAAGCCATGGTTGGGTATAATGACGATTTGGTAATGGCTTTGGGTATAGGATTGTGGGTTAGAGATATGGCATTAAGACTAAGAGAAGAGACGATGCAATACTCAAAATCCATGGTTAATAGCATACATAGGGCACAATACACCGGAAGTTCCGCTGTTTATACAGGCAAGAATGCTGCATCTGCACAAGAATCATGGACGATGAAAACAGGTATGAATAATGAAAAAGAAAATCTTACTTGGTTATTGTGATTGAGTTTTCTATCTATATTTATAATTGATGTATTAGGCATATATGGCTAACAATAATTTATTATCTAGAGTTTCCTATGACGACATTGTTAATGTAAAACAACAATCGTTATATGCTCGTCTAAAAAAACTATTTTCAACGGATTTAATTGTAAGACATCTCGACGGCAAAAAATTGAAAGTTAGTAGCGATAATGCAATGTATGCTACTGACAAAAATTCCTTGAGAGATAGATATAATAGAGTTAGATCATCCGACACAAACTCATACAACCGAGACTTCGCATTATCATATCAATCAGCAAGATTAGATTTGTTTAGAGATTATGATACCATGGATATGGATCCAATATTATCCTCGGCGTTAGATATTTACGCAGATGAATGTTTGACAGAGAATGAAATGGGAGAAATGTTAACCATAGATTCCAAAAATAATAACATCAAAGATATTTTACACAATCTTTTCTATGACATTTTAAACATTAAGGGTGGTAATTTATGGTCTTGGATTAGAAGTATGTGTAAATATGGAGATTTTTATCTTAAATTGCACATTAGTTCAGAATATGGTGTTTATTTTGTGGAACCATTGTCCGCTTATAACGTAGAAAGAATTGAAAATTCCGATCCTCTAAACAAAAAATACGTAAAATTTCAAATTAGACCAGTTGATACATCTCAAGCTGAAATCGTAGAATCTTTCCAAATGGCCCATTTTAGGTTGTATTCTGATTCTAATTTTTTACCATACGGAAAATCAATGATGGAATCCGCCAGAAGGGTTTGGAAACAGTTGTCTTTGTTGGAGGATGCTATGTTGATTCATCGTATCATGAGAGCACCCGAGAAGAGAATATTTAAAATTGATATTGGTAATATTCCTCCTAGTGAAGTTGATAATTTCATGGAGCAAACAATAAGAAAACTCAAAAAAACTCCATACTTAGATGAAAAGACAGGTGACTATAATTTACGATTTAACCTTCAAAACATGGTTGAGGATTTTTATCTTCCTGTCCGTGGGACAGACAGTGGTGCTTCGATAGATACTCTTCCGGGAATGGAATTTACCGGCATTGATGATCTGGAATATGTAAAAAATAAAATGATGGCAGCATTAAAAATTCCAAAACCATTTTTGGGTTATGATGAAGGAATATCAGGAAAAGCAACATTAGCATCAGAAGATGTTAGATTTGCTAGAACGATAGGTAGATTGCAGGCCATGGTAATATCGGAATTAAACCATATTGCCGAAGTACATCTTTATAGCCAAGGTTATAGAGATGAATCGTTGTTGGACTTTACTTTGGGGTTAGTAAACCCGTCAACAATCTTTGAAAAAGAGAAAATGGAGATTTGGGCATCTAAACTTGATAACGCCAAGGATATGTGGAGTATGAGCGATACTTCCGGTCCGTTATTCTCAAGAGATTTCATATTCAAAAAAATATTCAAAATGTCAGATGATGACATACAGAAAAACGAACAGGAAGTGGTTGAAAACTGTAAACAACTTTGGAGAATGAAACAAATTTCCGAAGATGGTAATGATCCAGCTAAACCAATGAAAAAAATAAATCCCGATGCTGGTGCTGGTGGTGAAGAGGGTGGTCCGGAAGGTCCCGGCGGTGGTGGACCGGACTTAGATAAACTTGGTGGGGCAGAAGGTGGTGCAGAAGGCGGTCCATCTGGAGGTCCCGGCGGTGGTGCTGAAGGTGGTCCATCCGCTGGACCAAAAGCTGGTGGAGAGGGTCCTGTAGCTGAAAACATGACGCCATCAAATTTGGAATGGAGTGATTCATTGGAAGAAATACACGGAGAACACGCGGATGACTACGAAAGACCTCCACAAGATGGTCTTAAAAAATCAGAAGATTATCCGTTCGGTGAAGATCCACTGGGCGATAAAGAAAACAATAGAAAACATCACAAATCTATATCCTCATTAACCACAGAAAAGAAAAAAAATAGTGATTTGTATAGAAATTTGGAGGAATTTTTAACTTCTAGTAAGAATACAAAATTAGAATTAATAAAAGAATCAAAAGGAAAATCGTTGATGGATGAGAAGA